CCATGTTGGCAAAACCACGCAAACATTTTAAATAGTTTCGTGCTGCCGTGGGGGAATTAAAATTCAGTGTGTCTATTAATACGTCATTTTTATCATATGTAGCTAGTGCAATTATATTGTTCATAATTTACTCCTTTAAATGTATAATTTGCGTTTATTAAGTTTGATATTTAATCTCATTTCAAAATAATTAAGTATATCGGTCGCGGTTTCGTAATAATTTAAGTTTTTTTCTTTGGAATCTTCTAATAAGTCATAAACTTCATAAACCATTGTGTGTCTATTTGTTTCGGTTTTTGTTAATTTGTCCATAATTTACTCCTTTGTTTAGTTTTGTCGTCATTGACTATTATAATATAGTGCATCATGCGCAAAATGTCAAGAAATAATTTGAGATTTTTTTGCTTTTGCTGCGAAATAATTGTACAATGAGGTATGAAAACTAAGTATACGCGAGAATTAGCAGATGCTGTGTGCGACAGAATGGCGTGTGGCGAAAATCTTATAGATATATGTAACGACATCGGCATAAAACGCTATGATGTAAGTAACTGGGCGCGTTACGACATCGACGATTTTTATAACAGATATACTCGCGCAAGGCAGCAACAAATAGAGTATATGCTTGACGACGTGGTGCGTGTAACGCAGGAACGAAAGCGCGACGCATTTAAAAATCCCGACGGAAAAAGGTATATAAATCATGCAGCTGTGCAGCGCGACCGACTCATTGCCGACACGCTAAAATGGGTCGCGTGCAAAGTTGTTCCAAAAATGCCGAGCTTCAAAGGCACACTTATGGAGATGGGCAACGGGGTCATTAACGGCGTAGAAAAAGAAGGTTTACCGCCGGAGCAAGCTGCACAAATGATGAAATTACTAGAGTCAGTAGCTAACATTAAACGCGTGGACGAATTTGAAGAAGTTGCAAAGCTCATTCCTGGCATGCAAGCAAAAATAACGGAGTTTGAGCGGCTACGCGACGAACGCGCAGAGGGTAAAACGAGTGAGTAATGAGTTTGATATTAGTTGTCTTATTGGTGAACAGTGGAGTGATGATGTATGACACAACGACAATATAAGCATGACGTGTGGATCGGTAAAGACTTTATAGAAGGCATGTTGCCCGTGTGGACTAAGCTTTGTGAAGAAGCCGACGCAGAGTATAAACGTACACATAATGAGAGTAGTTTTTGGGAAGACGCTATTAAGAAATATGTAGAAGAGGAGCAAACTGAATGATAAATGATGAAGAGAGAAAGCGAATAAAGAAAAAATACGCGCCGCTGTATTGGGCAGAGGGTAAAATTATGAAGGATAACGACGATGTTATTATGTGTAATTATTATATAACTCAGCAAATAGCTGCACATAAATCTTTAATTCGTGAATTGTTAGACGACATACAAGACTTACGAGTGATAATCAAAAAAATAGATGTGAAAGCATACGACGAATATTACGAGGGTAAAACAAAATAAATAAGGGGTGATTTATGATAGAAACGATATACGAAGGTACAAGCGCACAGTTAAAAAACATTGTTGAAGAATTAGTTTGCGCGGTGTTGGAGGATGTTGGGTATTATGAGGGTGATTACTCTAGAGAGGATGCAAAAAAAGACGCTAGTGAGTGGGTGAAGAAGCATTTTGTGTTAAATCGTGATCAAGCGATTGCAAAAGGTTACATAATCCCGAAAGAGGACAAACAAAATGGCAAAGACAATAACAATTAAAAAAAAGGGCAAGAAGCCGATTAAATTCAAAGAGGGTGGATTGCATCGTACAACGAATACACCAGCGGGGCAAAAAATACCGCTATCAAAGATGCGTGCGGCTAAGGCTGGGCGTTATGGCAAGTTGGGTAAGATGCAAGCCAACATGGCGACGGGATTACTCGCAGCTGGGCGTAAGACAGCAGCTAAGAATCGACGCAAGGCAAAGAAATAATGCACATAAGTCTTATTTTAGTAGTAGTTATACTATTGTGTGCGTTTTATTGGTTAGATTAGCGAAGCGACATCTTCATCGACGTGGGTTTTTCTTTATTTCCCTGCGTCGTCGCTTCGCTATCTTTATTAAAAGAGGTAAACAAATGAAATGAAAAACTATAGTTGTGATATATGCAGCATAGCATTAACACCGACATACCGCGATAGTGAGATATGGCCGCACGCATCTAGAGAACCAATAGGTGTCGGACTTAATAAATATGTAGGTGGTCGATATGAAGGTTGCTATGTGTTGATAGGCAAGGATTATCTACGTGAGTTAAATCTTGCGGAATGTGATCTTTGTCAAAACTGTTTTAATAAATGTTTAGCAGTGATTGAAGATGAGACTACGCAAATAGCTGATTTAACTTATCGACGACGTGAAAAGTTAAATGCGTATTTAGCGAAGAATTTACGACAATTCAATCAAGGGGTTAAAGAATGAAGCCAACATTCACACCACAACGCTTGAAGGGCGAATCATACAAAGACTACCAAGCGCGACGCAAGAAAGTCAATGAGTATATTATGTGGTATCGTAGAGGCCGTGTGTTTCATAGCGCAGCACAAGGCGTTTATCGTAAACTTAAGGTGGTGCAGAAATGAAGTTATCTAAAGTACATATTGTTATGTTGCGTATATTATTGATGCCCTTCTATTTTATTTGGTTTGGTTGTTATAGTATATATCAGGGATGGAAGATGGTATTAAAAGATTGTTATCGAGGTTCTATGGATTGTGAGGATTAATGGTATCCATTACGGCGTTAGCTAGACAAGCTGAATCAATAAAATTACTCAATGAGCAGATACAAGGGTTTACGTTCAAGTCGCCGTTACTTCGAGAAGCATTTAAACAATCATTCGAGGAATGGCTATATACTAACTCGCCGACGTATACTTGGGACATCGCGCATTTAGTCTATATCAGAATGCATCTAGCGCAGTTACTGGATGGGATAATTGAGAATTTAATGATATTTTGCCCGCCACGGCATGGCAAAAGTGAAATGACGACCGTGAGGTTTCCCGTCTATTACTTAAATAAACACCCGTCGCGGCGTGTGGTCGTGGGTGCATACAATCGCGAATTAGCGACGCTGTTTGCGCGTAAAAGTCGTAGAATGGCACAAGGCATACTACAGTTAGATCGATCGCATCAATCAGTGTGTGACTGGGCGACGTTGCAAGGTGGTAACTATTTTGCCGTTGGTGTCGGTTCGGGTGTTACTGGTCGCGGTGGTGATTTAGTTATCGTGGATGACCCTGTTAAATCAAGAGAAGAAGCTAACTCTGAGACGTTTCGCAATCGGTGTTGGGAGTGGTTCACCGAAGATCTGTACACACGACGCGAGCCTGGCGCAAAAGTCATTATCATTCAAACAAGATGGCATGAGGATGACTTATCTGGTAGAATTTTAGACAGTGAGTTTGCCAATGACTTTACGGTTATATCGCTGCCAGCGTTGGCGTTAGAAGACGACCCGCTAGAACGTGCGGAGGGTGAAGCGCTTTGGCCTGCGCGATATAACGAGAAAGCACTGTATCAGATTAAAACGGTGTTAGGAGTTAACTTTGAAGCATTATACCAACAGAGACCAGCTCCGCCGGAGGGTGAGATATTGCTAGTAAATTTATTTAATGAATACGTCGATCTGCCGGATGTGTCGTTCACGTTGTTGGCGATGGACACGGCGTTTAAAGATAAAGAGACAAATGACTTTAGTGTGATATTTGTTATCTCGGTGTGTAAAGCAGGTATTTATATCCGTGATCGATGGAAAAAGAAAGCCAAGTACCCAGAACTTAAAGCAGAGACGAAACGGCTTGCGCATCTTTACAATGCGAATGCGATACTAATTGAAGACGCAGCAAGTGGACAAAGTTTAATTCAAGAATTACAAGCAGAGACATTGCTTAATGTTATCGCGATAAAGGTGGATGCAAGTAAACAATCACGCGCACATGCAACAACCGACACTATAAGAGCTGGGCGGATTAATGTGCCTAAAAATGCGCCGTGGTGGAAAGATGTTAAATACAATTTGGGCATATTTCCCTATGGTAAACATGATGACGACGTGGACGCATTTACACTAGGTATAAACTATATAACAAAACGGTTTGCTAATACGTTCCCCGTGTATCAAGATTATAATGATGATCTATATTGTTTAGCAAAGCAGCCGGAAGATTTTGATATTGTGGATATTCGTGTAGGGATTTATTTGGATACGATGTCAACAATAGTCATTGTGGGAGTGACAGAGTTTAGCCAACTTATTATTTTAAATGAGTTTAGCGAAATTGGTGACGTTACACAGTTATTATTTAAACAAGTGATCCCGTGGATTGAGCGTTACTATGGTTCACTATCTAAACAAATTAATGTATACTCTGAACGTAAGGACTATAGCTGGTTTGATAAATTAACAGATTATAATTTAGAAATGCAAGATTTATCCGGTGCGGAACGCACGGCGTTGATTGGAAATGTTGAGCAAATAATGCGTGACATTATCAAGGGCAAACCAGCGATGTTACTATTGGGCGGTTATTGCCCTGATTTACGCGAAGGATTTTTTGGTGCGTATTGTTACCAAGCGCGTAAGAATATCGTTAATGAAGAATTCCACGAAAGACCTGTAAAAAATAAATATGCGAGAGTACACGTTGCGTTGCAAGCAGCGGTGTACGATTATTATATAGCACAAAGCGAAGATTACGAGTTACCTCACGAAGATGACGACGAACACGTTACAGGCTTCGATAAGGTAGGAGGATACTAACATGATGACGACTGATCCGAATGCGCAGCAAATGCCACCGATGCCAGGTGCAGACACACAAGATCCAACGGCGCAGGCACCACAAATGCCGCCCCCGATGATGCCACAACAAGAAGAACAACCTAAACCCCCGACATTACCAGATGAATTAAAAAGGTTTATTGAATCGGACAATATAGCGAAAGATTTAGATGATGAGAAATTATTACAAATTGGCCAGGATGTAATACGTAATACACAATTAGATGATGATAGTAGGCAAGAATGGAAAGATCAATTAGGCGATGCGTTAGAAGTAGCAAAACAATTAATGATTGCCAAAACTTATCCGTGGCCAGATGCAGCTAATGTTAAAATCCCACTGATCTTAACTGCGTGTATACAATTTAATGCGCGAACGTTTCCACAAATTAAACAAGGTAATAAAGTAGTACACATTACGTCGTTAAAAAATAAACCAGCAATAGCGGACATAGAAAAAGCCAAAGACTTAAGTGCGCACATGTCATATCAATTATTGCAAGAAGATAGTGACTGGTTAGATGATAAAGACAAATTATTAATGGTGTTACCTTTAACAGGTACTGTTTTTACAAAAACATATTATGACCCAATCGAAGATATTCCTCAAGTTGATTTATGTTTACCGAATGATGTTATTATTAACCAACAAGCAAAGAGTGTAAAAAAAGCACAACGTATCACACACGTTTTTTATCTTACTACCAATCAGATTATAGAACGACAACGTGATGGATTGTTTCTTGATATCGACATTAAAGAATTGACGCATGTGAGTGAAGATGAAAGCAGTGACGACATAGGAGAAAAAGCTAATATAGCGGAGCCTTTGGCAAGACCAGGTGAAAAAGTAGACGAAAAAGAATTGGATGGTGGAGTTGATTTACACGAGTTTCAAGAACAACACAACTATTTAGATTTAGATGATGATGGTTATGCAGAACCTTATATTACAACTGTTCATGTTTCGACCAAAAAAGTAATGCGTATCGTAGCTAGATATAATTATGATTCATTTCTATTTAATAAGAAGCGAACCAAATGGATAAAAATAATTCCGGTACAAGCATTCACAGCGTTTCGTTTTTTACCGTCATTTGATAATACGTTTTACGGTATGGGCTTTAGTCAGATGCTTTATCCTATAAACTCTGCGGCTAACTCAGTGCTTAATCGACTGTTAGATGCCGGAACGTTATCTAATATGCAGAGTGGGTTTATTGGTAAAGGCGTTAGAATGCGTAAACAAACCATGCGACTTAGACCAGGTGAATGGAAAACAGTAAGCACTGCGGCGGGTATTGATTTATCACGTAATATTGTACCTATTCCTACAAAGGAACCATCTAATGTTTTATTTGAGTTACTAGGCACGTTAATGAAATCAGCGCAAGAAATTTCTGGTGTTAGTGATGTAATGCAAGGTCAATTACCCCCAGCAAATACCCCCGCCACAACCATTGTTAATTTAATTTCAGAAGGAAGTAAGATATTTAGTTCAATAAAAATACGACTGTATAATGCGATGAGCAAAGAATTTAGCATATTATATAAGTTAAATAAAACATACTTAGGAGATAGTGAAACTTTTAAATCAGCAGAAAGAAGCGGGCAAGTATCAATTCAAGATTATGCAGGCGATGATTACGGCATAACTCCCGTTGCTAATGCCGCGATGGGTACCGAAGCGCAGCAATTAGCGATAATGCAAGCGATCATGGGATTAAAAGATGACCCGACGTTAAATAAACAAGAGATATACAAGCGGTTCTTTGATGCTATGAATGTACC